AAACCCTCCACCAAGGCTACGATCTACACCCAACGAATATGTGGTTGCAGTAGATGCATCATATTCGTTTGGAGCAAACTCATAACCATAACCTGCAGTGATAGTCGTATCAGAAGAAACAACTACTTCCTTTACAGGAGGAAGTGGTGCAGCCTTTGATGGAAGATCACCTGCATATGCAGTAGTTGCCATCAACAGAGCAGCAGTAGTAAAAGTAAACTTATTCATTTAGTTCTCCGTATTTTAGTTGTTAGGACTTTGAGTCCGATTGCACGCTTATGAGCTTCAATTTCTCAAAACGTATCGTAAATTTATTTTAGTAATATTTCCAAAGCTTTGTTTTCAAATTGATTACGTTTCATAACGAAAGTTTGAGGTATTTTTTCGTTGTCTACTGCAATAATGATGACAATTTGAGGAATTTTTATATCATAATGTTTTTCAAACATCAATGAATAAATTGTCGATTGTAAAAAATAATTTTCGATCCACTCAGCTTTTTTTAGTTTTGTAGAAGTTTTAAAATCAACAATAGAGGGAATACCATTATATTCAGCTACAAGGTCAGTTTTTCCTGCACACCCTAATATTTTTGAATATAATGGTAGCTCTATTCCAAAAATGTTATCTACATGATTATCTAAAACTTGTTTAATCGGTTGAAATGACTCTATGTTAACAGGCATTTCATTTAGATAAAAATTTTCTTCATTAAGAACATATCTCTCAGCAATTTGATGTATTGCCGTACCCCTACGGGCAGCTTGTGTCGAAATCTTCCTAGCTTTCTCCTCGCCTACCTTGGCACGCCATTCTAATAATGCAGTTTTATCTAGTTTCTCAGAAAGAATAGTTGTTACTGATTTTAGTTTGGTTAGTCCATCAGGTAATACATAATAACGTTGTCCATCTATTGTTTCGGTTATCAATTTATCAAATGGCACCAAATTATAATTAAAAGTTTTACGAAACAATTTTTAATTTATCTTTCTGAATAATATAATCTTTTACAATAGAAGAACGTACGATATCATTTTCGTTAAAATCTATAAACGAAAAAGATTTCATTTTATTGATAATTTTCATAAAATCAACTAATCCATTTTTTTCATGCTCTTTGGTAAAATCAGATTGTCTAAAATCTCCAGAAAAAATAATTTTACAATTTTTTCCAACACGAGTTATAACAGAATCTAGTTCATGTAATGTCATATTGGCAATTTCATCAACAATAATTATGCAATTGTTAAGAGTTATGCCACGTATAAAAGAAGTAGAAATAAAATCTACAAGACCTTTTTGTTTAAGAATTTCATAAGCATCACCTCTTCCAAACAATTCACTACAAATTGCATAGTAAGGTGCTTCATAAACTTTAGTTTTTTCTTTACTGTTTCCAGGAAGAAATCCCATATCTCTAGTAGGGACTACACTTCTTACTATTATAATTTTATTGTAATTTTTATTTTCATTCATTATTTCATTGAGTGCAAGATAAACAGAAATAAAACTTTTACCCGTTCCAGCAATACCATGCAGCATTAAATTTTTGCCGTTATGATATTGTTCAAAGGAGATTTTTTGATTTTCTGTCAAAGGTTCTATTTTTTTTATCTTAAATGGAATTTTTTGATTATCTAATTCTCCCATTTTATTTTGACGAAGTAATCTTCTTTGTTTTCTTGTTGTTTTTTCTTCCATTACTTGCCTTGTTAAATTAATGTGTGTTAATAGTGCTCCCTTTAATACCCTTAGAATTGTTGCTTTTCATTTCTTTGAGTAAATCTCTAAAACCATCTTCTGGTTTATTCAACCCTCTACCGGAGTGAATCATTGGAGCACCATTTACCAATTGTGTTAAATGTAAATTATCTATCAAATATTTATCTAATGAAGAAATAGTCATAAATTCATCAAATTCTTCTCCTGTATTATTATTTAAAAATTTGTAGGTGGGCATTTATTATCTTTCTTGAAAAAAATCATTATAAATTTCCATATTTTCTATATTATTATATTCTTCAAATTCACTATCAGTTAAAATTGATATGTCTTTTGTTTTTAAAGCTTTTTCCACCAATTTATTTTGTTTTTTTTCTAGATAACGACTTCGACTGTTGTAGTTATCTTCTTCTTCATCATTCCAATAATCAGTTTTATTGAATTTTTTAAAAGATGACTTACTCATGTATTAAATGGATACCTCTATTAGTTTATGCGATTAAATCAGGCAATGCATCTTTAACATGCCCAACTGTTATTCCTTTAATTGGCTTTTTGTCTTTTGTGTTTATAAGAAGTTCAGCATCAGCTGGAGCCAATCTTTCCAAAAACTGAACAAACATTATCTCTCTTTTATTTTGTGAAAGATTAGGATGAAATCCTTCTACAAAATATCTGATATGGGAAGCTTCCCTGTGTAAAACCATTTCTTGGTCAAAAAGTTCATTTGGCTTATAAGGCGGTGAACCTGCAGGGAGCAAAAATTTTACATTCGGGTCATATGCTGCTTGCAAAATAATTCTAAGAGCAAATGTGTCATTTGCTTTTAACATATCAATTTTCTCTTGGGTTCTTTTAAATTTTCCTACTTTTGTGAGGAATTCTGCCATTCCAACTACCATCAAAATTCTCCAATATGTTCAGTTAAATTGCGAAGTTTATTAGCAACAAAGTAATTCATCAACTTTGAACGATCCTTGTTTGCCTGTAAATTGTATGAATCCATCACCTTTTCCTTAATCTGATCAGGAATATAATTTAAATCTATCAATTGAACATTACGAAAATAATTTTTTGCGATTACTGTTTCCATTTCATTAGGATTCATTCGCAAATATTTCTCCATTTTTTTAGCAGTTAGTGGACGTTGACGTTCTCCAACAACGAATGTATTATCATCTGACAAAATATTAGGAACACCGTCACTACTGTCACCTTTCATGATATGTTCTTTAAGAAATACTTCAGGGTTGTTGTGTGACACCCATTTTTTACGAGTAGGATCGTACTGTTTGATATTTCCATAAGTTTGAAGTTGAATGAAGTCTTTATCACCAGACAAAATAAGGATCGGTTCACCACCAATTTCACTGCCGAAATTTTTGACAAGTGTTCCTATAATATCATCAGCCTCTGCCATTTCAATATCGATAACTCTATAAGGAAAATACTCTTTAAGTTCTGCACGAATTTTATTCATGCATTCGAAAATAGCTTTCCAATCCATATCGGACTTTTCTTGATTTTTTTTACGATTTGCCTTATAATAAGGAAAAATTTGTTTACGCCAATAATTGGTGTTGTCACAAGCAATAACCATCTCACCAAAATCTAAGCCAAATTTTACTTTATAAGAACGAAGAGAATTAAGGATCATATGCCTTACCATGTTCTCTTCTATTTGAGCATTTGTATGGTTACCTAACTGCATTAAAAGATTAGACAACATAACTTGATTTAAATCTACAATAATCACGAACTCACCTTATTCACTCTCATCTATTTTACGAAATGTTATATTTAAAGAATCTACAACTTTAAGTTCAGAAACATCATCAGTTTCCAAAGTAAATATTTTGTCACTTAAATCTTGAAAAGGATGATATATTCCATAATGGCGACAAAGTATCGCTCTAATTGATTCAATAACAAAAGCACCTTCTTTCAAAGAGTTTTCACTACCATCATCAAAAGACGAAAATCCAGCTAAGTCTAATTGAGTAAATAGCATTGGAGCTATATTTGAAATTGTTTCTTGTATATGAAATTGTTTTACCATTTCAAGATTTTCAGTAATTTTCTGTAAATCTATTGGTCCTTTATATTCTTTAGGAAATGAAATCACATTGTTTTGATGCATAATATTTACCTTAATTTAAGTATAGCTTATTATCGAAATAAAGTCAATAATATTTATCATTTTTATAACTTTAATTTTGCATCATTGGTTGCATTATCAATTCTAATCGACTGAGCAATAGAATGCATTATGATTTGATGAGCATCTTCAATTACTCCATAATTATCACTTTTAACATGAATGCAAATATCAGCTATATCTTTTGCCTTTCCTCCATCAAATCCTACCATTGCTATCGAAACTATATTTCTTTTTTTTGCTGAATGAAGAGCATTAATGATATTAGGAGAATTACCACTAGAAGAAATTACTAAAACAACAAAATTTTGTAAAGGACAAGAATTTATTTGATAACTAAAAATTTGTTCATAACCAATATCATTTGCTATTGCTGAACAAAGAGAAACATTTGATTGGAGAGAAATTATAAAAGGAAAAAGATTTGTATCAGTAATTATACCTTTTGTGTGGTCGCATGACATATGTTCCGCAATAGCAGCTGAACCACCATTACCACAAACAAAAACAGGATAACCAAATCTAGCCATCTGTGAAAGTTTTTTTTCAACAATATTAATAGATTCTTGATCAACTGAATCTAGAGCTTTAATAAGCATTTCTTTATAGTCATTATAATATTTATTCATGAAACCATCTCCACAGTGCTTCCTTTATGATCAAAATTAATATTAAATTTTTCATAATTTTTAAGTGCACTTGCTACATTATATTGTTTTTTTTCTGGGACATATAACATCAAATAACCACCACCGCCAGCACCTAGTATTTTTCCACCAAGAGCACCAGCGTTCATTGCATCTTCATACATTGTGTTAATTTGATCATTTGATACATTGCTAGATAGTTTCTTTTTAATTTGCCAAGATTGATCTAACAAAGCTCCGAAATCATCAAGTTTATTTTTTTCTAAAAACTTTATAGCTTGTTTTGCACATTCTACAATTTTTTTAGTATCGTCAACATTAATGTTAGTTTTTAGATTTTCTAATTGCTCAGTTAAAACCGATGAAGCCATGCGACGAATGCCCGTGTCAAATATCATTAATCTTCTATTTAAATCCATAGCACATGCAAACGTAATATCAACTGGTGTTATTTCAACTTTATTTTTATTAAAATAATATGCATTTAGACCACCATACGATGCAGCATATTGATCTTGTTTTCCTATTGGTTGATCACATTTATTGATTTCGATATAACAAGCTAATTCAGCCAATATGTTTTTTGGTATTGGTTTTCCAATTTTGATATTATAAATCGCATTTATCAACCCAACAGTAAATGTCGATGAAGAACCTAATCCTGTTCCTTTAGTTGGTACATCTGAAAAACTGCATATTTCGATATTTGAATTTATATTGTAGTGTTTTAAAATTTCTCTTACACGATCGTGTTTTATTTCGTCAACACTTTTTTCTAATTCAAGTTCAGAATAAACAACTTTTAAATGTTTTGCGACACAATCATTTACCGCAAGGTAATT